TCCTACGCTACACACGCTCCAAAGTGTCCAGTGCTTGCGGATTCAATAAAAGACTCATTTTCTGCAATGTTTTCAGAAAGCATCCTTGACTCCCTTGCTTCGGAATGGAAGATGGACGGCACTGACGTTCCGAGTGTGCCTGAGTTTGGAACATTCGATCCAGAACTTCTTAAGCAATCTAAATATTTCTTCAGCTAATCGTGCTGTCAGAAAACAAAACCAACAAACAATAATAACATGAGTAGTATTACAACTCCTATAGGCGTGGCTCGTTGGCCGCGATTGAATCAACCTGACACCAAGTTCGATGAGAATGGTGTTTATTCGTGCAAGCTGATCCTTGAAGAACAGGATTACACTGAGCTTGAAAGCAAGCTGGAGCCTTGGCTCGATCAACAATACGTTCGTTTCTGTAAGGAGATGGGCAAGAAGCAGCTTCGCAAAGCACCGACTGTTCCTTTACGTGTTAATGATGACGGGGAGTATGAGGTATATGCAAAGCAAGCTGCAAAGAAGGAGACATCCAAAGGCACTTTGAACTTCACTGTTGCCCTGTTTGATTCTCAAGGCAAGAAGATGAACGATGCACCGAATGTCGGCAATGGGTCGAAGGTGCGTCTCGGAGTAGAGCCTACAGCGTGGTTCGTTCCTTCGTTGGGATTTGGTTACACCTTGCGTCTGAAAGCAGCACAGGTCATTGATCTGGTTGAGTTCAATCCTGGTGGTTCCGATTCGTTTGCCTTTGACTCTCAAGAGGGTGGTTACGTCTCTGAGGATCTGGATGATGCCATGAAGGAAACTGATGACGTTCCGTTCTAAATTTGAAAAGAACTTAGCCCTCGACCTGAAAAGGTCGGGGGTTTCTTTTACATACGAGTCGCTGCGTTTTGAGTATTACAAGACGCACCATTACACTCCTGACTTTGTTTTGCACAATGGTGTGATCATTGAGGCAAAGGGAAGGTTCACAGGGTCAGACAGGATGAAGCACCTTTTGATTAAGGAGCAGCACCCTGATGCTGATATCCGATTCGTATTTATGAGAGCAAGCAACACCTTATCAAAAAGATCCAAGACCACTTATGGAGCGTGGTGTGACAAGCACAACTTCCTTTGGTCAGAGATGACTGTCCCAAAAGCATGGACTACTTAGCAACGCATCAGCCGTGTGAGGATTGCGGCTCATCAGATGCACTTACGATTAACACTGATGGCAGCACCTACTGCCACTCTTGTGAGACTTATCACAAGCCTCAAGAAGATATGAAAACTATGATGAAAATAAAGAAGCCTTCGGGCATACCAGAATTTGTTAACGGAGCTTACAAAGCTATAACTCCAAGAGGAATTACCTTGGAGACTTGTAAGAGAATGGGCTACCGAGTTGGCGAACAGAATGGCAGGGCTTGCCACATCGCGGACTACCGAGACGATGACAAGAATATTGTCGGGCAGAAGCTGCGTTTCGAGGGCAAGAACTTCAGGATCGCTGGGGACATCTCTACGAGATTCTTCGGGCAACACTTGTTTCCTATGGGAGGCAAGAAGTTGGTAGTCACCGAGGGTGAGATTGACGCACTTTCAGTAAGCCAAGTTCAAGATAACAAGTGGGCAGTAGTGTCCATACCCACGGGGTGCTCCTCTGCTGCCAAGGTATTCAAAGCAAACCACAGTTGGCTCAGTATGTGGGAGGAGGTTATCCTTATGTTTGATGAGGATGAGCAAGGACGCAAAGCTGTAGAAAGCGTAGTCCAACTCCTTCCTCAAGGTCGTGCTAAAGTAGCAAGGCTACCGCTCAAGGATGCCAACGAGTGTCTTACGAATGGCAAGGGCAAGGACATCATTCACGCTATCTTCCAAGCTATCCCGTGGCGCCCTGATGCGATTGTTAGTGGTGACGATCTTCTTACAAGGATCTTGAATCCCAAGAATGCTGAGTCAGTTCCCTATCCATTTGATGGTCTCAACACGATGACCAGAGGACTACGGAGGGGAGAGATTGTTACCTTTTGTGCAGGGAGTGGCATAGGTAAAAGCCAAGTGTGTAGGATCATTGCTCACAGTCTTGTGACCGAGACCGATACAGCAGTCGGATACATCGCACTGGAAGAGTCTGTTGAGCGGACTGCCCTCGGCATCATAGGTCTTGAGATGGGCAAGCAACTGCACCTTGATCCATCGAGCATCAAGAGTGAACCTGGTTTTGAAGAGGCGTATGCTGCGACCATAGGATCGGGAAGGTTCTGGCTTTATGATCACTGGGGAAGTTTGGATGCTGACAGGTTGATCTCTCACATCGCTCACATGGCAAAGGTCATGGAGGTTTCCTACGTAGTCCTCGACCACATCAGCATCGTTGTTTCTGGTAACGGAGACGGGGACGAAAGAAGGATGATCGACAACGTGATGACCAAGCTACGTGCTTTGGTGGAGGAGACAGGCATCGGTCTTATCCTTGTGTCCCACCTCAAGAGACCTGCTGATGGCAGGGGACATGAGGAAGGAGCTAACACATCTCTTGCTCACCTGAGAGGATCTGCTGCCATCGCCCAGCTTTCGGACATGGTCATAGGGCTTGAGCGTAACCAGCAGGATCAGGAGCAGAAACACGTTACTACCCTGCGGGTTCTCAAGAATCGTTTCAGCGGGGACACAGGTATTGCAAGTAACCTCCAGTTCGATGTTGACACTGGCAGGATGAGTGAATACACATTCGATTCGATATGATGAAAGATAATCCTAAACAACAACTGAAACGCCACAATATCCTTTTCTTTGATATTGAGACTAATGCTATCGATCATTGGCCTACCCTTGGAGGTCTTAAGGATCTGCATTGTATTAGCATCATGGATCATCGATCAGGTGTTATGAAGTCCTTCAACTCTCAAGAGGACAACATCCAAGAGGGGATCGATATGCTCAACAACGCAGCCTACATCTGCGGTCACAACGCGATAGGCTTTGATGCTCCTGCTTTGCGTAAGCTCGGTTATACCCTTGATGCCAAAGTCCTAGATACCAAGGTGATGTCTTCGTGCATCTATCCAGACCTGATGTCTGATGATTGTAAACTTCCTGAAACAAGATTACCCGTCCAGTTCAGAGGTCGTCACAGTCTCAAGGCTTGGGGGTATCGTTTGGGAGTTCACAAGGGTGAGCATGGCGACACTGAGGATTGGACTATGTGGTCTCAAGAGATGCAGGATTACTGTGAGCAGGATGTTAAGGTCACTGCTTCTTTGTTTGATTACCTTCTCAATCAGAAGCCCTCTTCGGATATGTTACACCTTGAGCATGACTTTGCTGAGATCATCTCTAAACAAGAAGACAACGGGTGGCCTTTCGATATCATCAAGGCTGAGCTGTTGACCGAGAAGTTGATGGCAGAACGTGCTGATCTCCAAGCTAAGTTGCAAGACACTTTCGCTCCACAGGTGATAGAAACCAAGACTCCTAAAGGATGGAGAGTGGAAGTGGATGGCAAGACCTTTGAGGCTGCTACCAAGACTGCTTTGAAAGCTCAGTTGAAAGAAGTCAAGCTGAAGCAGAAGTTCGCTGACAGTGCAGTTAAGATGGATAACAAAACGAAGAGCATTCCATTTAATCCTAACAGTCGTGATCAGATCGCTGAGAGATTGATGGAAGCAGGGTGGAAGCCTGAGAAGTATGACGGCAAGCGTCCTAAGATTGATGAAGCAGTCTTGAGGGGCATAGGCACTCCCGAAGCTGATATGCTTTTGCAATATCTACTGCTTACTAAAAGGCTTGGTCAGATTGCCGAGGGCAACAACGCTTGGCTTAAGTTACTTAAGGGAGAAAGAATCCACGGGCAGATTAATACCAACGGGGCTATCTCTGGTCGATGCACCCACAATCGCCCCAACATCGCCCAGGTTCCTGCCTCCCGTGCTCCTTATGGCAAAGAGTGCCGAGAGTTGTTTACTGCTCCAGAGGGCAAAGTTCTTGTGGGCGTAGACGCAAGTGGACTTGAGTTGAGGTGCTTGGCTCACTACCTTGCCCAATGGGATAAAGGTCACTATGCCAACGAGATCCTCAGTGGTGACATTCACAGTGCCAACCAAATGGCTGCAGGTCTACCCACACGGGATCACGCTAAGACTTTCATCTACGCTTTCCTCTATGGTGCAGGGGACGCTAAGATTGGTTCGATTGTTGGAGGTTCTCGCAAGGAGGGAAGGAGACTCAAGCAGTCCTTTATGAATAAGATCCCAGCGATCAAGAAGCTGTCTACAGCTATTGAATCCAGCTTGGAGAAGCGGCCTTATCTTACAGGCTTGGATGGTCGCAAGCTACCTTGTCGCAGTCCACACTCAGCCCTCAACCTCCTGCTGCAATCAGCGGGTGCTGTCATTATGAAGAAGGCTTTGGTTCTTTTTGCTGAACGAGCAGAAGCACCTTATGAGATGCACGGCAACATCCATGACGAAGTTCAGCTCTCTTGCCTTCCAGAGCACGGGGATCTCTTAGGTGAGACCTTTGTTGAGTGCATTGCTCTCGCTGGTAAGAAGTTGAAATTCAGATGCAAGCTGGATGGAGAGTATCACCTCGGAGACACTTGGGCAGAAACACATTGATCTTATGACTACAGAAACACAACTAATGGTATACAAGCACGAAGCACAACACCCCTATGCTACTACTTCGATAGCTTACAAGGAACTTGCTAAAAGAGCCTTAGAACTTGATACGAAGGTAATTAAACTTGGGAAAATCATAGAAGAAATGGAAGGTGGTTTTATTTGGCCCCTTGAATCAACTGAACTTGAAACACATGATAACTGAAACTATTAACGCACTCTTCCATGATGAAGAGGGATGCCGTGAGTTGGTAGCGATAGGTCGTTATGCCCCTGCTGACGAAGGAGGGTGGCAAGACGGCAAACGCAGTGAACCACCTACGAGTGCCTCGATGGAACTTGATGACATCCTTACTCCTGAAGGAGGGAGTGTATACGTAGAAGAGTTGAGAGACTCAGCCCTCAAAGCTCTTTGGGACGAAGTAGAAGACTATGAAGTAGAAGATTATGATTGATTTAAAAGGAAAAATTAAAGAAGGCGACAAAGTTCAAGTAGAGTTTTTTGACCACTGCGAAGGTGGAGACGGGACTCTTCCGTTGTGTCGGGTGTATGGAGAGGTGCGAGATGTAACCAAGTATTCCATACGGGTATGTGGTTGGGACGGGATGGGATGCTCAGATGATGAAACCATCTGGACTATTGCCTTAGCCTGTGTCGAAGCAGTTGTGAAACTTAAACTATCAGACGTAATCATTTCAGATGCCTACTAAAAAACTACTATTTGATGGGGACATGATCCTTTATCGAGCCTGTTTCGCCTCTGAAAAAGAGATCAAATGGGATGACGATATCTTCACGCTTCACGCAGACTTCTCGGATCTCAAGGATTGTTTCGTTTCTTTGGTTGATGAGATATCTATAAACATCGGGTGCTTTGATGTTGAGCTTGCGTTCAGCCAAAAGAAAACCTTTCGCCACGAACTGAACGAAGAATACAAGGCTCACCGAAAAGATAAGAGGTCTCCCTTGGGGATCAATGCTCTTCGGGAGTGGGCTTCAGAGGTTTGGCCTACTCACTGTTGGCCCCGCCTAGAGGCTGATGACGTTCTAGGAATCCTTGGATCTGACCCAGCGAATAATTACACTCTTGTGAGTGGAGATAAGGACTTCAAGACTGTGCCTTGCGAGTGGTATAACTTTCTTTCGGAGGAGATGCTTGTTATCAAAGAGAAGGAAGCTGACTACAATCACCTTGTGCAGACCCTTTCGGGGGACATGACTGACGGGTATAAAGGAGTTCCTGGTGTAGGTGAAAAGACCGCAAAGAAACTCCTCGATAAGAATGGTGCATCTTGGCAGACCATCAAAGACGCTTACGAGAAAGCGGGGATGGATGAAGGAGATGCCCTGATGAACGCTCGTATGGCACGTATCCTTCGTGCAGGTGACTACAATCAACAAACAAACAAAGTAAAGCTATGGAAACCAAAACAGTAAGACCCACAAGGAGATCGAAACCGAAACGCAGTCCTCATCACGACTTTTCTGAACGTGCTCACCTGATCCGCTGGTGTCACGAAAGGTCGCTGAAAGAACTTAAAGCACTTAAAAAAGCCTTTGATCAGCTTAATGCTACGCAATCTTGAAGATGCCAAAGCGTTAACAAGACCCATATTAAGACGCTATGGATGAATATATCCCAAATATACCGACTGATCTTGTAAAGTTCTTGGAGGGCAGAATACCTTCCAAGGACTTTTCTGTTTTTGATGAACTTCGGTATATCGACTTCTATAGCGGACAACGTGCTGTTGTTGCTCTTCTTCGTCAACTCCACCATGAACAGGTGGAACGCTCCTACTCATCAACCCCTAATACCTAAGACTGCCATGTGTATGCCTTCAATGAAGACACCTCCTGCTCCTAAGCCTGTCACTCCTCCACCACCTCCTACTGCTGTCGCTGAACAAGTCAGTGCTCCTTCTCAAGGATCTGCTCCAAAACGCAAGAAAACAGGAGTTTCAGCTTTGGTTCTCAGGAGACCCACTGTTGCTGTAGGTGACTCTTCGCAGGTAGGCAGTAACATTCCTTACTAATTAACATCATGGCTAATCAATCTACTGATCAGAATATCGTTTACGCTAACCTTACGGGAGGTGCAGGAACCTTTACTAGTTCTACCACTCCCGCAATCAATCCTACCAACGGCAAGACCAATGCTTTCCTAGTATCGGGGACTTTCAACGGAGCTACTGTTACTTTGAAGCACAAGGTAGGATCGAGTTATGTTGCAGTCGGTGAGGACACTACTTTGACTGCTGAAGGAGGTGCATTGTTTACTTCCCCAGTTTCTGACATTGCAGTGTCGGTTGCTAGTGCAGGGTCGAGCTTTGACATCACTGTAGTAATCAAGCCCATCTTACTTTAATGCGATCATCGAAAGGCTATAAAAGAAGTTACGAGACATATCTCGCTACTGACCTTTATGGCAAACTCACGCAAAAGAACACGCGAGGGTTAACGCAATCCCCTACGTCTCCTTTGACGGGACTTGCGGGTGGCTTTTCTTACCCTGCTGGAGCTTATGCAGCATATTCACTGCAAGACTTAGGAACTGGCGGCAACGTCATTCGAGCAAGAAGGGAAGCTGACAATGCCGAGCAAGACTTTACGGCAGCAGAAATTTTTGCTGGTGATTTAGGCACATGGGCAAGTTCCACTAATGCATACGTTACAACTTGGTATGACCAAAGCGGTAACGGGCAACACGCAACGCAGACTACTGCCAGCCAGCAACCAAAAGTCATAGACAACGGAGCGGTTATTTTAGACTCTAATGGCAAGGCAACCATCCAATTTGATGGAAGCAATGACAACCTGCAAATGCCATTTGCCACAGGTTCAAACTCTGCCCACTTAATGTCTGCTGTTTGCGAACCTGTCAACAATAGCTCAAATCAATTCCTTCTCGACTTCCGCGATGCCAGCAATGACGGGATTACTATGCTTGGGCTAAGTTCTGGCCTAATGAACCACAGGACTAATGCTGTCAAGGCGGCTCAAAACTACAATTCTGATGTGCAGTTATTTACTGGTGAATACACAGGAACTGATTTGACGGCATACGTTGACGGGTCTGGAGGAACCACGCTTTCAGGAGCAGATACAAACGCAACAATCAACGGGCGTATTGGTTCGGTAGCCGCAGCAGTTACATTGCCTTGGAACGGCACAATTTCTGAAGTTGTTATTTACCTTACCGACCAATCATCAAACCTCGCCGACATTGAGTCCAACATTGCTGGACGTTACGGAATTAGTCTAACATGAAATACCTGCTTCTAAGTCAAGACGAGAAATACGCTAAAGAATTAGCCGCTGCGATGTGGTTATTGACCCGACCTTCTGGTAACGACTCAACTAAATACTATGTTGATTGGCACGTTCACGCAGACGGGCGAGTAGCTCTTTGCGTTTATGATGAAACTCAGCCCATTCATCCAGACTGCGACTCAGCAGCGTTTTGTAAGGTCATTTCGGACTCAGTGACTGACCAAGAACTGGCTGTTATTGAATCTTCTATCGATGCTTCCAAAGGTGAGCACATGAGCTTTTTGGATGTCTGCTTAAACATTCCTAGCTTGTCTAATAACCTAAGAACCACAGCACAGATGGAGGCTGATGGGTGGTTTCCTACAGATGTAACTCCATAAACGCTTATGCACCAATCCGCTCAAAAGATTTATGAAGCCTTAGAAGGGCATCGCTACACTTACTTGGAGAGAGCAAGGACTTGTTCCCGCCTCACCTTGCCTTATGTGATGCCTGAAGAGGGCTTTGGGCCTCACAGTAGGCTTGATACTCCGTTCAGCGGTGTTGGGGCTAGAGGAGTCAACAACCTAGCTTCTAAGCTCCTGTTGGCTTTGCTTCCCCCTAACTCACCTTTCTTTAGGCTTCAAGCGGACGCAAAGAAACTTGCAGAAGAGAACACTCCTCCTGAGTTGATGTCAGAGATCGAACAGTCTCTTCAAGGCTTGGAAGAGCTAGTGATGGCCGAGGTCTCTAGGGGTTCGTATCGCGTAGGCATTCACGAAGCACTGAAGCACCTTATCATCACTGGCAACGCTTTGCTTTATCTTCCTGCTGATGGAGGACTCAGGGTGTTCCACCTAGATCGCTTTGTAACCAAGAGAGATCCTATGGGCAACTTGTTGAAGGTTGCTACCAAGGAGACCCTTTCTCTTTCTGCTCTTCCAGAAGATGTTCGCAATCGTGTTGCTGCTTCTGACCCTGAAGGTCTTAACGAATACTCTCAAGTAGACCTGTATACGGCAAGTTGCCGAAGGGGAGACGAGTGGGTTATCTCTCAGGATGTTAAGGGCATTGAGATCCCTGAAGCTGGCGGTCGAGTTCCCTTGGATGAAAACCCGTTCATTCCTTTGCGTTTGAGCAGGATTGATGGCGAGGCTTATGGTCGTGGGTTTGTAGAAGAATACCTGGGTGATATCCAAAGTCTTGAAAGCCTTACGAGGGCTATCGTTGAGGGTAGTGCAGCCGCAGCCAAGGTGTTGTTCCTTGTGAACCCCAATGGGACTACAAGGGCTAAGACTCTTTCTGACAGTCCTAATGGTGCTATCGTTCAAGGTAACGCAGGAGATGTTACTACCCTTCAGCTAAACAAGTTCAACGACTTCAGAACTGCTCAGGTTACTATGGAGGCTATCAAGGATCGTCTTGGTTCTGCTTTCCTTCTGACATCGGGTGTTGTCCGTAATGCCGAGCGAGTGACTGCTGAAGAGATCCGTATGCTTTCCCAAGAACTAGAGTCATCGCTTGGAGGTCTCTACTCGCTTCTGGCAAGTGAGATGCAGATGCCCTTGGTGAACCGAGTGATGTCGGTGATGCAGAAGAAGGGTGAACTACCCAAGCTGCCTAATAATCTTGTTAAGACTGTTATCGTGACGGGAGTTGAAGCTCTCGGTCGAGGTAACGATCTCTCCAAGCTGGACTTGTTCCTTGCTGGTGCTGCTCAAGTAGTAGGCCCACAAGCCATTGGTCAGTTTGTGAATGTTGAAGAATACTTTAAGCGTAGGGCGACCTCGCTGGGCATCAAGACTCAAGGACTCATCAAGAGTGCAGAGCAGATGCAACAAGAAGCACAACAAGCACAGATGATGCAAATGGCTCAGAAAGTTGGCCCTGCTGGAATAAAAGCCTTGAATGATCAGTATATGGCTGATACTCCTGAGTCACAACCAGAACAACAATAATTACTTATGGAGTCAGTTCAAATTAACGAACCCACTAAACCTGAAAACATCTCTCTTGAAGAACAAGCAGAGATGCAAGAGCAAGCCCGTATGGAGCAAGAGCAATCTCAGTTCTCGCAAGAGGACACCGAGGGCGCCGAACCGCAACCAGAGGGTGAGCGTCCTGAGTGGCTACCTGAAAAGTTTCAGTCACCAGAGGATCTTGCACAGGCTTACAGTGAACTAGAAAAGCAGTATCACTCTAAAGGTGAAGAGACCACTGAGCAGTCAGTTGACGAAGACCCTGTGCCTTCAGAGTATGTCAACAGCACCATTCAAAGTGCCTCTGATGAGTATGCTGAGTTAGGCCGCCTTTCTGATGAAACCTTCAATGCTTTGGAGGCTTCTGGTCTTTCAAGGGATCTTGTCGAGCGTTACATCAATGGCGTTGAGGCTTCTAGTCAGCAACAAACCGAAAGCCTTATGAGTGAGGTCGGAGGTGAGGCTAACTACCAAGCTATGTCGGAGTGGGCTTCCACCGCCCTGACCGAAGACGAGCAAGATGTGTTTAACGCTACAGTTGAGTCTGGAGACAACAATGCTGCTCTTATGGCTATCCGAGGTCTTTACGCTCGTTACAGTTCTGATGGAGGCAAGGCTTTGAATCTTTATCAAGGTGACACTGTCGGTGCTGGCGTTACTCCGTTTACTTCTACCGCACAGGTTACTGAAGCTATGCAAGACGCAAGGTATGGTAAAGACCCTGCGTATCGTGCCCATATTGAGAAGAGACTTTCGGTCTCCTCTATCATTTAAATTTATTTGTTATGTCTGAAACTATCACCTTCATCAAAGATAACTTTGATTCGCTTTTGGGAGCCGCTACTGCTGTAGTTGCTGCTGCGTCTGCGGTCTGTGCTCTTACGCCCACACCATCGGACGATAAGGTTGTAGGCAAGGTCTATAAGATCCTTGAGTGGCTTGCACTGAATGTTGGTAAGGCAAAGCAATAACAGATGCTAAAACTTTTAACAGCCGCCCTTGAAGCCTATGTGGAGACACTGAAGTTCAAGAGGCGGCTTTTTATTTATAAACTAGAAGATGAAATTGATTCCTTGGCTGCTGATGGCAGTCCTTCTGCCAAGCTGCGGCTTGAGCGGTTATCGAAAAGACTCCGCTTTGAAGTCGTCCGCACTTTACGATCCTCCAACAGTAACCCTGAAGGAGAATAAGGTCTATGAGTTTGAGGAAGGCACACTCAGTGGCAGAGGTCAAAAGTTTCACTCGGACTATAGTTATAGACGAGCAATCATAATCGGATCACAGAAATAATAACATGGCTACAAAGAGAAAAGGACTATCCTTGCGTAAGGAGCATAAATCTAAAAGTGGAGGATTATCCGCTAAAGGACGAAGCTACTACAACCGCAAGACAGGTAGTAATCTCAAAGCCCCAGTGACTGAAAGTAAACCCAAAGGTAAACGAGCAGCACGTAAGAAATCTTTTTGTGCGAGAATGAAGGGAGTTAAAGGCCCAATGAAAGACTCTAAGGGTCGCCCTACTCGCAAAGCGTTAGCACTCCGCAAATGGAAGTGCTGACCAAGTAATACTTTTCTCACCATTATACGAAAGCACCTATTGTTTTCGGTGGTGTTAAAAACCAAAGTCATCATAAAAGTTGAGCTTCGGTGTGGCAGAAGATGAGACCCAATACATTGGACAATCAATAACTCGGAACCCATCAGAAACAATTATATTGAAGACATCGAATAACCCCAAAACATAATATACTACTATGGCTAATGGAGCTACTACTCCGTCCCGCTTGGGACAAGTAAATGGTGCTGGCGATGCTTCCGCACTGTTTCTAAAGGTGTTCTCAGGAGAGATCCTGACCACTTTCGAGGAAATGAACGTGATGAAAGACCTTCACACGATTCGCACAATTTCCTCTGGTAAGTCCGCACAGTTCCCTGTGACAGGAATCGCTACTGCTCAGTATCACACCCCAGGTGAGAACATTGCTGATGCAGGTGCTGGTTATCTCAGCACTATCAAACACGCTGAGAAAGTCATCACCATCGATGATGTTCTTGTGGCATCTACGTTCATCGCCAACATCGATGAGCTTAAGAACCACTATGACGTTCGCTCGGTGTATGCCCGTGAACTCGGTAAGGCTTTGGCAAAACGCTTCGACATCGCTACGATGAAGACTCTTGTTGCCGCTTCCCGCACTTCTGCTTCCATCACTGGTAATCCTGACGGCATCTCCGTTGCTGGAACCTTTGCTGGCACTGCTGCAACTGGTGCAGAGCTTCAGGCTGAGTTGTTTAGTGCTGCTCAGAAGCTGGACGAGAATGACATCCCCAACGATGGTCAGCGTTTCGCTATCTTGAAGCCAGCCGACTACTACACCCTTCTCGCTTCTGGCGAAGAAGTGATCAACCGAGACTTCGGTGGTCGTGGTGACGTTGCTACTGGTAACATCCCAATGGTTGCTGGTATCCGCATCTTAAAGTCCAACCACCTCGCTGACGTTTCTGTCGCTGAAGCCTCTCAGGATCAGGATGACGACAACGCTTCCAACGATGTGTTTGGTGGTGCTGGCACTGGTTACAATGGTGACCTTTCGGATGTCACCATCATTGGTGGTCACCCTGCTGCTGTAGGCACTGTGAAGCTCCTTGATCTGGCGACTGAGTCGGACTACAAGGTTGAGCTTCAAGGTTCGCTGTTCGTTGCTAAGTATGCAATGGGTCACGGCATCCTTCGTCCTGAAGCTGCGTTTGAGATCCGCAACACCAACTAAACCTCAAAGGGTCGTCCCGTCCTTTTGGATTCGTTCCAAAGGGGCGGGGCGTTCCCTCTTTCTTTTAACACAATTTTCATTTAGACATGGCGACTTTGACTACGCAACTAGAAGCAGTTAATACGATGCTGGGCTACATCACAGAAGCCCCAGTGAACTCCATTGCGGACAGTTCTAGTCTCCCGCCTTCCGCTGCAATCGCAAAGGACATCCTTGATGAGGTCTCAAGAGACGTTCAATCTCAAGGGTGGCATTTCAACACCGCAGAGGATTACAAGCTGGAAGCAAACGTCAGTGGCGAGTTTGTGCTTCCTGACAACACTATGACAGTCGATGCCGTGGATACATCTGTGGATGTTGTCCAACGTGGCACTCGGCTTTTTGACCGCACCAATCAGACCTTTATATTTGAAAAGGACTCGGTGAAGGTTAACATCACTTTCCTTCTGGACTTTGAGGAGCTTCCAGAACGTGCAAGACGCTACATCTCTATTAAGGCTGCAAGAGCACTGAGCAATCGCTTGGTAGGCTCTAGAGAGATTGAAGCCTTAATCCTTAGAGATGAGGTGTTTGCCAAAGCTAGTTTCGAGGATGAGGAGTTCGATGCTTCTGATCGCACCATCTTCAAGAACTACGATGCTTACAGTCGCATTGGTATCAATCGCAACACCAACATCTCTTAAATTTTACTATGGCTAACATCACCACTACTGTCCCTAATCTGATTCAAGGTGTAAGCCAACAGCCCTCCTCGATCAGATTTGCAGGTCAGTGTGAAGAGCAGCTCAACGCTTTTTCTTCTGTTACCAGAGGACTTATCAAGAGACCTCCATGTCGATTAATTAAGAATATTTCCGACATTGCCCGTGAAGGTGACTTTATCTACCACATCAACAGGAGTGCTGATGAGCGATATGTTGCAATCCTAGAGACACGCACAGACCCAAGCAACAACGGGACTCTTCACATCTACAACTTGAATGACGGCACTGAGGCTACCATTAACGGAGCTACAGGAGGAGCGTCTCTCAGTAATGATTATCTAGTCAACACCACTCCTGCGACTTCCTTTAATAAGTTCAAAGGTATTTCGCTCGGAGACAGTTCCTTCTTCCTCAATACTGCTGTTACTGTCGCTAAGACCGCTGATGTGTCTGATGCTCAAGAAACCGCTAAGTCTTTGGTGTTTGTCAAACAAGGCGACTACGAAAAAGACTATACCATCAGGATTTATAAGGAGGGAGAGGATCTTTCTGCTGCTTCGTTTTCTGTAACTTTCGTAAAGAGAAGAGTCTTTCGGACTGATGTGTGGCGAGTGGATACTATCACTCTTGTTTCGGGAGGCACAGGTTACTCGGTTGATGAACCCATAAGTTTGGATTGGGGAGACTACAACTGGAACAGAGGTGCTCCATCCTTTAACTTTGACATCGACAGTTCAACAGGTGCGATAACCTCCGTTTCTATTGTGAGTTCGGGGGAATCAACAAGTTCGCGGGACACCTCTATAGCGTATCCAATCCAAGCCCTTTCTCCTGGTGATGAGGTTACTTATACATCTGGAGCCTCGACTAGCGGGGCTAACGCTGACACCTCAGTGATTTCCGCAGGACTTGTCACTGCTCTCAGGGCTTCTTCGTTAGACGCTGATTACACCTTCAAAGATTATGGGGGTTCCGTTCAGATCCTTAGAAACGACTCAGAAGAATATAGGATTGCTACTATAGACGGCCTTGCCAACGGGGGTTTGGGGGTAGTGCATCGTGAGGTATCGGCTATCACAGACCTACCTTCGATTGCTCCTGATGGATTTACAATCAAGATCAAAGGAGACGCAAGGAGTGAGGACGATGACTACTACGCTCAATTTGAAGCCAACGATGGTCTTTCTTTCGGAGAGGGTGCTTGGGTTGAGACGATAGGTTACGAAGTGAACACTAATGTTGACTCTGACACTCTTCCAGCACAGCTAGTTAACACAGCACTCAACACGTTTACTTTTGAGTCTACTGGCTGGGCAAGGCGAGAGGTAGGTGATGACAACACCAATCCGTTCCCTAGCTTTATAGATAAGACCATCAACAACTTTGTGTTCTTTAAGAACCGCTTGGGGTTCATCTACGAAGACTCTTTGTTCCTTTCAGCAGCTGGCGATCTATTTAATCTCTTTAGATCCACAGTTCGTGAGACATTGGACACTGCTCCTATTGACGCTACAGCTATCGTATCGCGTGTAACAAACCTGCGATCTGCGGCCACGTTCCAAGAGAACCTTGTGTTGTTTGGGGAGCGTGGTCAGTTTGTTGTTAAGGGAGAACCCTTGTCCAACAGCACGATCACCATTGATACTGTTACGTCCTACGATGTGGACACTACTGAAGACCCTGTAGCCCTTGGTTCCTCGGTTTACTTCCCGTTCTCCCGTGGATCTTACTTTGGCATCCAAGAGTTCAGTTTGAACGCTACAACCTCGGTGTATGAGTCCGTAGACATCAGCAACCAAGTTCCTGCTTATATTGAGAAAGGAAGCATTGCTAAGATCACAGGCACTTCCTCGATGGACATGATCCTTGTGACCACTGGGGGAGGAACGATCTACGCCTACAAGTATTACTTCAACGGCAAGGAAAAGGTTCTGAGTTCTTGGGGCAAGCTACAGTTTAGCTTTGATGTCCTAGGCATCGATTTCATCAACAGTTCGCTTTACATCACAGCAGGAAAGAACAATGAGACCCTGCTTCTTGAAATGAACGTGGAGGATCTCAGACTTGAGACAGACACTGTGGGAGGCTTCACTGTCCACCTAGATTGTCTCAAGAAGTTTGACTCCGCTGGAGACACTTTAACGATCCCTGAAGAACGGGTGATTGATCTTGGGTTTACTCCTAGTTCCACCGATCAAGTCGAGGTTGTTACATCAAGCGGTAACAAGCTGAGTGTTGTTCGTGTTGAAGGCTCTTCTGCTTTCGTCATGGCAAACAACGAGGCTATGTTCAGTGGCTTGAGTTACGACATGGAATACACTTTCTCTGAACCTGTGTTCCGCACGGGTAACCCACCGACTCCTGTAGGGGTAGGCAATCTTCAGCTTCGCACAGGCACGTTGTTCTTTGCTGATGCGGTCAAGTTCTCCGTTAAGGTAACTCCGTATCTCAGGGACACTGATACATACACCTTCAGTCCTAACGTGATCAATGTGACCACTACTGACTCTCTTATTAAAGAAGAGGGGAAATTCACGTTCTCAATCTTTACGTCTGCTGAGAAATCCAGTATAAAGATTGTTAATGACACACCATTCCAAGCAACCTTCCAAGCCTGTGAGTTTGAAGCAAACGTCCACACCAGAGCACGTAGAGTATAAAAAGGTTCATATTAGAACCACTGTTGAAAGTGACTTTAAACCTGTCGCTGACAACATGAGAGATATGGATGTGCTTGAGTGTCGCTTGAATGGCCACGATCCCTTACAGGCACTGGAGTCATCTATGGAATCGGACTATGCCTCTTACACTATCGTGTGTAACGAGACTGACACTCCCTTGGCTTGCTTTGGCATCGGAGACATAAATATGTCTTACGACTATATTTGGATGTTAGCCACTGACAAACTCGTAGAGACCGCAGGTTTTGAGTTTGCCCGTGAAAGCAAGAAGGTTGTTCAACGCCTTCAATCTTTAGCCATGAAGCCTTTGACCAATATGGTTCACAAGGACAACAAAGTGGCTATCAGATGGCTACGCTTCTGTGGGGCTAAATTCAACGATCATCCTTTTACTGACAACTTAATTCAATTCATTATAGAACCCAATGTGTAACCCTTTAATCCCAATAGCTTTAGGCGTAGCAAGTGCCGCAAGCACTTATGCGGGTCAGAAGAAAACCGCAGACGCTCAAGAGAAAGCACAACGTCAAGCATCTCAAGCGGAGCGTAAGCGTTACCTTCAAGAACTCAGTTCGATGAGAGCAAGGCAAGCTCAAGAAGCTGTCGCCCGTGCTCAGAAGAAGGATGCTGTTGATCGCGAGGCGATGAAAAAGGAAAGCACTCAAAGGCTTATAGCGGTCTCTGAGGCGGGTGTTGCAGGACAAAGTCTGAATACTTTGCTTCACAACCTGTCAGTCAACAAGTCGCGGTTCCTTGTGTCTCTTGATCAGCAACAGCAGTTCAATGAACAAGAGGCAGACCTTAGAATGTCTGATGCTGGTATGAGAAGCTACTCAAATCAGTTACGAATCAATCAACCCATCAAGCAAGCAAGCCTTCTTGAAGCAGGTATTCAGGGGTTACAAACTGGTATGACGATGTATCAAGCCATGCCCTCACCCGCTCCTAAACCTCCATCTCTTACAACTTAATGACCCAAGCAGAACTTTTCAAAGCTCTCCGAGGCGAACGCAGGACTGAAGTAGACCTTTCACTTGGTCAAGTCCCTGTAAGCCCTACGATCCAAAGCGGAGGTAAATACACTGTTGTCGTTCCTCCAGTGTCCCGCCAGAACTCAGCCACTAGACTGTCTGCTGTGCTGGCTCAAGTTCCTCAAGTAACAGGTCAGTTTAAGAACATCCAGCAACAAGCAGGAGTTCGGGAAGCAAACGAGTTAACTCCTGATGAGGTTATACGAAGGTTTCAAGACGGGGACGTTGAAGCACAAGGAGTGTTAGCTTCGTTCGGTAAGGAGAAGACCTTCCAAGAACAACTATACTCAAGGTATTTCACAAGCACTCTTCAACCTGGTTTTACTAAGGTGGAAAGTGAGGTGCGTAATCTTACACCTCGTCAAATCGCTGAGATCGGTGATGTTCGTTCTTACGTCCAGCAGAAGCTAGTGAACTCTATTGACCCTGATGTCTTCAATACCATCAAAGATCCTAATAATCGCTTCATGGCTCAACGCCACAACCTTGCGATGGAGGCTTTGATTCCCAAGGTAGTGGAGGGTGTTGTAGGTTCTGCTGAACGTAAGAAACAAGATTACGCTCTTACTCAAAGTCTTGAGTCAGAAAAAGATGGACTTTCAGATATAGGAGTTCAACAAGGTGTTCCTGAAGGGGAGGATATTTCGGTTACTGTAGAAGGTTTGAGGTCTACAGCGTTTGGTAGTAGAGAAATTGATCCTACCACCGCTGAAGACATAGATAGCGGGAATATGGCTAGGGTGGGAGGAGATGAAAAACGTGGGTCTTCTGGTATGTTATATAGAGGATTGGAGAATGATATTCCTACTGTTGCTATTCATAAATCCCACGGGCTGAAGGGTAAAGACTACATCAAAGTCACAAGCGATTTGTTCCCTGAAGGTAAGATTTTTCAAGTAGCTGGAACAGGCCCAGCACCAGGAAGGCTCGATTTCTATAGTTCAAACAAAGAAGAATACAACAATTTTGCAGCACAGAAACTTCAATCAGTTGTAAAGGTAGATAAAGACGGGAAACCTCTTGCTGTTAAAGCTCCCTCCAATATCGCTAGGATGGTAGAGGCTTCATCTTCTCGCCTTGCTGCTCAAGGTATAGGTAACGATCAAATAATTGCTGCGACATACAAAGGTCTAAGTGCAAGAGCAAACTCTTACCTTGCTAATGGTGACCTTGAGAACGCTAGGGAACTCCTTGAATTGGTTGAAACTGGCGAAATCAAGGTAGAGGGGAAATCTTTTATCAAGACTGCTACTGGCAGGACTTTAGCTACTGAAATGCTTAAAAGCATCGAGGCTGAAGAGGACAAAATAGATCGTGAGGAAAACAAGATTCTTGGTAACGAAAGTAAGAAGTTTGAGAACGAGACTAACGCACAAGCAAGAGCTATTGCTGTTGGTCTTTCCGAAGATCCTACAGAAGAAGAAGAGGAAGATGCTTTAAATAGGTTGGCAGAACTTGAACAATCAATAGTAACTGCACAACAAAACAACCAAGTTGACGCTGTTACAGCTAATAGACTTGCCGCTACCATATCAAGTTTTGAAAACGACATTAAGAACAGAACCACTCTTCAGAATCAACTACACGCTCAAGAAGTTGCTGCTCATGGTGCAGCCTCTGGAAATATCCCTTCAGAAGTAGCAGACTTTCATTCCGAGCCTAACGAAGCAGTTTTAGGACTTTACGAAAAAGAGTTGGGGAAAGCTTACCTTGATATACATAAAACGGAGAATTATGCTGCTGGGACTCAAACATACTCAGCGTCTTTACAAGGCATTATGAAGGTAAATGCGGCACAAGCAAAAACACAAACAGACGCATGGGCATTGAAAACCTTAGATCCTCAAGATCCTGCTTATAGGTCTAAGTATGAGGACAAGTTTACAAGTAACTTACAAAAAATTATTGGAGCTGAAAAGGATAAGGGACAAATCGTAACTCCTGATTCTCCTCCTAATGCTTCTGAACAAGTTATTAACCTTCTAAAGGAAAAGGGACTTGCTCTAACAGAGAGCAACATAGACTTAGCTCAAGAGGAACTTCTTAAAGATTCTTCTAGAACCTCCTTACTTGATAAGGATTATAACTTTAACCCTAAGTCTTTGAAGTTCTTAAGAGGACAACGGCATCTTAACAGTTTTAACAGCCTTATTGATAATGATGTTCTTTTTGATCGTGCTAATTTACCTCCAAGTTCAATGGCAGAAATTGCTACTGTAGGTGCTAGAAAAGCTGTATCACCTTCCTACTTTTCTGATATTAGTAGAACTTTGAAGAACACTTCTGATCCTCTAAAGAAACTACAAATCCGACAAAATTATATTCAAGCACACGTAAGATTTACAGGACTTCCTGTTGATGTTATTGAGGGAAGCATGGTAGTAGTCAATAGTATAGCCTCAGGCGGCAATTACGTAACTAGCGATATCATAATACCTAGTAGCAAAACTACTACATTTACTCTAGATTTTGACGCAGCCGATAACTACTTCAAGCGATACAACGAGCGGATAATAAGTTCTGAAGCTGTTGTTGCTTACGACAAAGGAAATACCTCACTGATGGATCGAGCGTTTGCTGCTGGGGTAGCCAAAGGACAACTCACCGAAGATCAGCGTCAAGACTTCATCGATGAACAACTCAGGATAGGACGCGACATCGGTATCATTAAACCTCTTTCCCAAAACAACGAACAAGAATAATGTCTCAATATAGTTCTCTTGCTGCTGCTACTAACTTTCTTAAAAGCAGTCCCACATACGCTTCTCGTCCTTTGGCGAGATCCTTTGTAGATCAGGATGGCAACGAAAAGTTTGAAGCCCTAGATCCAGAATACTCGCACTTAAATACTCCCCAAGAACTTGAGGATGACTCTAGTTTCATCGGTGATGTGTTTCAAGGTATTGGGGCGGGTATAGAGGGCTTTGGTCGTTCTATCGTTGGACTTGCGGACGTTGTAGCCTTTGATGCTATCCCTGACAGTTGGTCTGAGGATAGACTGATTGATCGCCCTGAAGGTGTGGTCGGTGGTCTTGCTTCAGGTCTCGTCCAGTTCGGTCTTGGGTTTATTCCAGGATTGGGTGTAGCGGGGCTTGCTGGCAAGGGACTTACTGCTGCTCGTCTTCTTAAGCAAGGTTCTACAGCGATGAAAGTCACTAAGGGCTTTGTTGCTGGTGGAACTGCTGACTTCGTGTCCTTTGATGGACAAGAGAAACGCTTAAGCAACCTTATGACTCAGTTTGACAATCCTTTAGTCAACAACGCTATCACCCAGTTTCTTGCAGCACCTGATGATGATGACGAAGAGATTAAAGGTCGTCTTCAAAAAATGTTGGGAGAGGTTGGAGGTCGTCTTAAGAATGTGGCAGAGGGTGCAGCCATCGGTGGCATTGTCGGTGGCAGTGTTGGTTT